AAGACTAAACAAGAAGTGTTTGATGCTGAAAAAATGCAAAGAAGAATGGATTATGATAAAAAAATTTTAGGACCAATTAAAGATTTATTTGATACGGGCTTTTATAGCGACGAACAATTAAAACAATTAGAATTAAAAGCTGATAGAGATACAAAAGCAATAGGTGAATCACAATATGGTATGCCTCCTAGTCAATCAAGTGCTTTACAAAGATTTGGTGATGTTGCACAACTTGGTGTTGCTAATTTAGCAGGCGGTGGTATTGCTAATTTAGCAAAAGGTGGCCGTGCAGGTTTTAAAGGAGGATCTAAAAAAAGTAATTATTATCCACAAATAAAAGAAATGTTAAAACATTACAACAGGTATAAATATATGCCAAGAAGTGAAGGTCAAAAAAAACCAAAAAAAATTATACCATTAAACATATTTGCACAAGAATTTTATAAAGAAAATTTAGCAAGTGGTGGTTTAGCCGGTATTAAATCAGGTCCACCACCAGAATCAGGACCAAATCCACAGGGCTTGTCAGGTCTATTAAAACGTGGTAAGAACATATAGGAGTAATAAATGGCAGAAATAGACAAAGGACTCCCGAACACTAGAAACAAACTTGAAGTTCCTTCACAAGAAGAGATTCAAGATATTGCTGTTCAGGAACCAGTAGAAGAAAAAGGACCAATCGAAGTTATACCAGAAGAAGATGGCGGTGTAACTTTAGACTACGAACCAGGATCAATTAACGTACCTGGAACAGAATCACACTTTGATAACTTAGCAGATCTTTTACCAGATGATGTTTTAGAACCACTTGGAAATGAAATGGTTCAAAACTACATGGATTATAAATCATCAAGAAAAGAATGGGAGCAATCTTATAAAACTGGTTTAGATCTTTTAGGTTTTAAATATGAAAACAGAACTGAACCATTTCAAGGAGCTAGTGGTGCTACACACCCTGTTCTTGCAGAAGCAGTAACACAGTTTCAAGCTCAAGCTTATAAAGAATTATTACCAAGTGATGGACCAGTAAGAACTCAAATCATTGGTGTAAAAAATCCTGCAACAGAACAACAAGCAGGTCGTGTTAAAGATTTTATGAATTATTTAATTATGGATCAAATGAAAGAATATGAATCAGAATTTGATTCAATGTTATTTCACTTACCGTTAGCAGGATCAACTTTTAAAAAAGTATACTACGATGTACCAATGGGTAGAGCAGTATCAAAGTTTGTACCTGCAGATGAATTAATTGTCCCGTATACGGCTACCTCATTAGACGATGCGGAGGCAGTTATTCATAAAATAAAAATTTCTGAAAATGAATTAAGAAAACAACAAGTGTCAGGATTCTACAGAGATGTAGAGTTAGGACCTCCAGGTACAGATTCAAATAACGAATTAGAAAAAAAAGAACGTGAACTAGAAGGCACAAAGAAAACAGGAAAGAACGAACCTGTTTATACTTTAATAGAATGTCACGTTAATTTAGACTTAGAAGGTTTTGAAGAAGTTGGTGAAAATGGTGAACCAACTGGAATAAAATTGCCCTACATAGTAACTGTAGAAGAAGGCAATAGATCAGTTCTTTCTATTAGAAGGAACTATGCGCCCGATGATCTAAAGAAAAATAAGATCCAATATTTCGTCCATTTTAAATTTCTGCCAGGACTTGGATTTTATGGCTTTGGACTCATTCATATGATTGGCGGATTGAGTCGTACGGCAACGGCGGCTCTCCGTCAATTATTAGACGCAGGAACTTTATCAAACTTACCTGCAGGATTTAAACAAAGAGGTGTAAGAGTTAGAGATGAAGCATCACCAATACAACCAGGTGAATTTAAAGATGTAGATGCACCAGGTGGAAATTTAAGAGATGCTTTCTTTCCATTACCATACAAAGAACCATCTCAAACATTATTAAATCTTTTAGGAATAGTTGTTCAAGCAGGGCAAAGATTCGCGAGCATTGCTGACATGAATGTTGGTGATGGTAATCAAGCAGCAGCTGTTGGAACTACAGTTGCATTATTAGAACGTGGTTCAAGAGTTATGTCTGCAATTCACAAAAGATGTTATGCAGCAATGAAATCAGAATTTAAATTACTTGGTAAAATTGTTTCACAATATTTACCACCAGAATATCCTTACGATGTTGTAGGTGGTGCAAGAAATGTAAAACAAGCTGACTTTGATGATAGAGTCGATGTTGTACCTGTAGCAGATCCTAATATTTTTTCAATGAGTCAGAGAATTACTTTGGCACAAACGCAATTACAAATTGCAACAAGTAATCCACAACTTCATAACATGTATCAAATCTATAGAAACATGTATAATGCAATTGGAGTAAAAGATGTTGATGCAGTTTTACCTCCACCAGCACCAAATGCACCGATGGATCCAAGTTTAGAACACATCAATGCTTTGGGTGGTAAACCTTTTCAAGCTTTTCCTGGTCAAGATCACCAAGCACACATCACAGCGCACTTAAATTTTATGTCAACTAACATTGTAAGAAATAATCCGTCTGTAATGGCTGCAATACAAAAAAATATACTTGAACACATTAGTCTAATGGCTCAAGAACAAGTCCAATTAGAGTTTAGAGAGCAATTAGCACAAATGATGCAGCTACAACAGATGGCAGCAACTAATCCACAAGTTCAACAGCAGCTTCAAGCACTAACAAATAAAGTTGAAGCAAGAAAATCTATCTTGATTGCTGAAATGACAGAAGAATTTATGAAGGAAGAGAAGCAAATTACATCACAATTTGATTCTGATCCGCTTTTAAAACTAAAATCACGTGAAGTTGACCTTAGAGCAATGGAAAATGAACGTAAAAAAGAAGCGGACGAAACAAAAGCAAACTTTGATAGAGCAAAATTAATGCAAGCAAGAGATTTAGCTGAAGATAAGATGGATCAAAACGAAGATTTAGCTAAATTACGTGCTGGTGTTAGTCTTGCAAAGCAAGGAGTACAACAAATGTCTATTATTGACGAAAAATAATAGTATGTTAAGTTAACAAAGGTAAAAACTATGATAAATTATAAAAAATCAAAATTAGTTAACATTCCAGAGCAAAATGTAGAGGTAGATCCAAGATCTAAGACTACTGCTGATGGTGCTTTTAATTATATTCCTACAGGAGACAAGGAAAAAGTTAGAGGTACTAAAAGAATGTTAGCTGAAAAGAAAAAAGAAGCTACTTGGTACTAAGTTATGTGGTTAAGTGCAATTAAACTAGCAGTTAACGCTGGTAGTCACATCTATAAGAAAAAACAAGAAACTAAAATGATGATGGCTAACGCACAGGCTAAACACGCCGAAAAAATGGCCTCCGGAGAATTAGAATACTCGGGCAAACTTTTAGAAGCTCGTCAATCAGACTGGAAAGACGAGGCAGTTTTGGTAATTTTAACTTTGCCCATTTTGGTGATCGCCTGGGGTGTATTTTCAGACGATCCAAATGCTTCTGCAAAGATAAAAGAGTTCTTCGAGCAATTCCAGCAGCTCCCGAGCTGGTTTACAAATTTATGGATCCTTGTCGTGGCGAGTATTTATGGTATAAAGGGTACACAAATATTTAAGGGAGGCAAAAAATAATGACTGTATTAAGTAAACCTTGGAAACTTTACAATGCAGCTAAAAAAGTTTTTACAGGTGGTACACAAAAAACTACAGGCACTGGAGCTATCAATACAACTAACATATCAAAAAATTTAAAAGAGTTTCAAAAACACAAAGACGATATTATTAAATCAACTGATAAGTATACTAAAAGTGCAAAAACTGAAGAAGATAAAATTAAGTTTAGAAAATTTACTGGCCCTGCTCTTGGAAAACTTTCTAAAATAACACAAAATAAACCAGTAGAAAAAAAAGCTAAAGGTGGCAGAGTTGGTTTAAAATTTGGTGGTGGAGCCGATATGGGTAAGAAAAAATCAAACGTTCAAAAAATAAAAGAAACATTTGGACCTAAAAAACAGTTATCTGCTAAACAAATGAAGATAGCAAAATTAGCTGGTAATCGTAAAAAAATAGATGCACAAGATTTAGCAAAATTAAGAGGTAGAGCATAATGGCTGGAGAAACTCAAAAAGAAATCAGTAAAAAATTAGATGCCAAAGTTAAACAACTGGCAGTAAGTGGATCATTAGAAGACATGGCCCGTACGATAAAACAATTTGGAGATAAACTTAAGAAAAAAACTGGTACTCAAAAAGGAGTATCTGCTACCCAAGCAGGTGGTTTAAAAACAGGAGGAAGAGCTGGTTTAAGAGGTGGTGGTATCTGTAAAAAAGGTATGAACAAAAAAGCAATAGGGAGAAATTCATAATGGCAAAACTTTGTCCAAGAGGAAAAGCAGCAGCATTTC